GAGGCTTTAACGCCAATACTTTTTCAAGCCCATCATCCAAATCACGAATGTTTTCTTTCCAGCGCTGGTCTGAAATAGCTGTAATTGTTGTAGTAGTAGCGTTTACTACTCCAGCAGATGAAACAAAAAATCTATACGCGGCGGCAGTTGTGTTGTAGAGCAAATAATTATTGCTGGTTGTAGTTACCGCAACAGATATTTGAGGAATTGTTGCACTTGCATTTATTCTTGCTCCTACAACTGTTGGGTCTGAACTCGTAGTCCCCACCAGCAAGTTACCGCTGGAGTCGATACGGGCGCGTTCTGCACTGTTAGTGCCAAACACCATATTGTTTGCGCCAGACCCAACGATTGCAAAATCTGTTGCATTTCCAGTTGCAAGGATTGCTTTAAGCGAACCCACGTAAACAGGTGTTGTTAAGTTGTCTGGATAGAAAATTTGATAGCCGCCATTTGTAGCACTGCTGGAAAACCGAGCTATATCAGCCGCACTTGTTCTAACATCAAACCTAGAGCTTGGCGAACTCGTCCCAATACCCACATTACCGCTGGAGTTGATACGCATAGCCTCCGCACCGCCTTCAGCAAAAGCAATAGTGTCAGCCGCAGGGAAGAAGATGCCTGTGTTGGTGTCGCCAGTAGTAGTGATGGATGGTGTCCCCACAGCGCCAGCGTTGAACTCTACGCCTTGGCTTGCATTGATAGTTACAGCAGTGGTAGTTCCATTGCTCTGTAGGGCTAAAGCACCGCTACTGGCTACGCCTGTTGAATTAAGTGTAATTTGTGCCATGTTTTATTTCCTTTAAGGTGTTCCATTTGCAACAATGTTTGTCGCAGAAGTGATGACTCCAGTTGAAGACATAGAAGCAATTGTCGTTGCTCCATACTTAAACAGCAATTTACCGCCAGATTCTTCAATTGTAAAGTTTGTGGTCAGCAACTTGGGTGTTGATGCGGCAGTCCCTGTCGTGTTCTGGTTCAATGTAGGAATGTCAGCCGCAACAATCGCCCTGAATGTAGGCACTCCAGCAGAACCATTAGGTGCGGCTAAGACATAGTTTGCAGTCTTAGAAGCATAAGGGTTCTGAGTATCGCCATAACCAGAAGCCAAGCTAATAGCGGGAGTAGTGCCACCTGAAGACGCAACAGGAGAAGTTCCAGTTACAGAAGTCACAGTCCCTGTGAAAGCATCATTTGAGGTGATGGTGAAGTTGGGATATGTACCACTGATAGACGTTGTACCCGCACCAGTCAATGCAACTGTTTGGTCAGGTGCAGAGTTGGTAATAGTGATAGTCCCCGCACCCTCAGTAATGCTGATACCTGTGCCATCAGTTAGGAAAGCATTTTCCCAAACACCAGCCACAGCATCGTAAATCAAGGTGTTGCCAGATGCTAATGATGTGAAGTTCACATTTCCATCTGTTCCACCCAATACAGAACCATAGGTAGGACGAACAAACAATACACCATTTGATGAGCCAACATGGACAACAGCCGCCACAAGGCAAATAACATTAGGCACTGATGGCTTGTTCTTAGTTAAACCACCTGTGACAGATGGGTTGTAGTAAAGGACATCACCTTGCGCCCAACTCTCTGCTCCACCAGTCGTATTGATTGACTTGACTTCACCAAAAGTCGTGACAAACACCCAATCATTTGTAGAACCAGTTTCAGCGGCAACACCAAGAATGTAGCTTGCTTGTTCTGGTTGCAACCCTGTAGCTGGTGCGGCTGTCAATCCACCGCTAGAGCCTAGAGTACCAGTGAACATCAAGACTTGGCCTTTGGTTGCCCCAGAAGACAACTTAACCCTGTAATACAGTTCTTCACCAATGTGCTGAATCTGATTGCCATTCATCTGGAATGACAATGTTTGGAATTGATCTTCAGCGTTGTAATACAACTTACCAGTTGCATTCGTAACAGTTGCGGCAGTGTCAAACTGGATGAAATCAGGAGATGAAATACCGCCTGTGATGCCAGTCATGGAAGTGATGTTGTCGTTAGCGCCAGCAATAGCCCAACTCTGGTCTATCTTCTGCCAAACAGTACCGTTGAAGATTAGCCAATCACCAGCTTTCCAATCAGTAATGCTATTCAGGTTTGTAGAACCAGCAGTGTCAACAACATAATAGTAGCCACTTGTCCCAACACTAGAAGTAAGAGTAGGAGAGTTTGTAGACGCATTCCATGTTCCTTGGTAATTCAACGCACCAGCAACATTACCCCATGAAAGGGTAGAACCATTGGTAGTTAAGAACTTGCCACCGTTACCAGTCTGGCTAGGAATCAGATTGTTAATCTGGGTCTGGAGGGAAGCTAGAGTATCAAGTACAGACTGAGAAGTGCCGCCACCATTAGTAATGACTTTGATGCGTTCTGCAAGATCAGGAGCAACAACTTCACCAACATTGAGTTCACGACCAGTAGACAGTGTAATAACAAGGCTACCGTCAAAATCAATGCGAGCAGCGGTAACAGAAACACCGTCAGCACCATCCACTCCATCACGCCCATCTCTACCAGCGTCACCTCGATCACCTTTAGCGCCATCTTTGCCTGATCGTCCATCTTTTCCATCTCGACCATCCTTGCCATTAGCGCCATCACGACCATCTTTGATGGATGCCACACGCTTTTCAATGGAGTTGCCCACATCGTCAAAACGTGAGCGAATGTCAGATTCAATCTTCTTTAGAGCCTGAACAACCAAGTCTACGTTCTCGCCAATCTTGCGCTTTTGCACTTCTTTGGCCTGAGCAACAGATTGCCGAACAGAATCCAAAACAGCCATCTGCTGCTCTGGAGTCATGTTTTTAAGGATTAACTCCTTGGCAAGATTTTCGACATTCATTGTTCGATTCCTGTCTGGGAAGCACTCAATTGTTGTGTCAGTTGGTTAAGGAAGTCTTCTTCCATGCCAGCCATCTTGTTATTCTTCTCTGACATCTGCAACTCGACAATCTTAGACTTGTTCTTGATGTCTGCTTCTTTCAACATCAGTTCAGCAATCTTAACTCGCTTGTCGAATTCCTGAGCCGAAGCCATATCCTTATTTGGCAGATTCTTGGTTGTTGCACCAAGGACTTTAGCCTGAATCTCTTGAGGCATCAACTGAGCTTCCATTGACAGCTTCACAGCATTTGCTTTGTTTTCTTCAGCCTGAGTAGTCTGAACAGCAATCTGAGCCTGTGCCGCTTGCATAGCCAACTCTGCTTGCATCTGCTCCATCTGCTGTGCTTGAGGATTAGGCTTGCTCATCTCATCCAAAGCCGCAATCAACTCAAAGCGATTAGTCAAACTGGAGTTGGACAAGATGCCCTTCAGAATAATCGGCAAAACAGGCGTATTCGGGCCAAGAGTCTGCAACAAACCAATGAATTGCTGTTGCTCATACTCACGAGCAATGATGCCCAAGGTGGCAGTAGGCACAAAATTCATGTCAACAGAGGGATAACGCTCTGGGTCAAACTGCATATAGCGGAAAGCCGCCTTCTTGATGAATGGAATCAAGAAATCTTCTTGGAAATTCACCAATGTACGCTTGTACTTCTTGATGATGGAGGCCACAGCCATAGACATACCGCCTTGACCACCATCACGAGAGACATTACTAACCATGCCCTGAGAATCAAGCGTTCCAGTTGCTTGCAACAACATACGCTCAAACTCTTTAGCCGTAGTCAGGTTGTTCAGACTAGTCTCACCGAACTTGAATGGGTACAAAATCTCACTAGGTGCGCCATTTGTCAGAATAGCTTTTCCAGGCTTCACTTCAAACTTAGCACCACGAGGCAAACGAGTTGCATCCATCGCAATCATGGGGCTGGTAGTCAGTGCCAAAGAGTCCAAATGGCTACGAGTCTGGGCATCAATAGCTTTTTGCATATTGAAAGCCTTCTCAACCGTACCCCGACCCAACAAACGGTTAGGAATCGTGTCATCTTGATAGCTCAAGACTGGACGATCTTTCATCATGTAGGGGTTTTCTTCAGCTTTGAGCAACAAACCATCGTTGGCAATGACCACAATGGCCTCAACCATGTCTGTGTAGTCTTCAGCGGCTGAATTTTCAGGGAACAACTCAACAATCTCTTTGTTCTCTTCCAAGTTGTTCAGGTATTCACGAGGCACAAGACCGTAATAGGTCAGCAAAAGCACCTTTTCGTCCTGATATTGGCTAACTTCCTGAGTTGGCTCAAGATCAGTGTCTTCATAGGTAGGCGTGATGTCTACTTTGCGGTAGATTCCACGTTCAATACCTTCAACAACCTTGTGAATTGAGACGTATTTCTCGATTGCCACACCCATACAGTCATCAATGGATGTGCCGTTAGGGTCAAACAAGAAGTTCTTGGGGTTGACA